CTGGCCTGGAATATATATTTAGCTCATTGACTAACTTTCACTTTAGGTTGACCAATGTGTCAAGCAAAGCAGAGATAGCAGTTTTAACTTTAGAGTGGTACGAATAATGGCAACCAACATGATTGCAGAAGCAGAAAAAGAAGCTGCAGGCCAAGGCGAGTATCAGTGTCCACTAGCCACTAGCGATATCAAGACCAATCTAAAAAATAGAAACTGGGCTTTTGAGAATGTCGGCTATGGACCAGCTAATCCACTAGATGAAAAAAACAATGAAGAGTTTTGGTTACGCAAGACCATTATTTGGGCAACCAATTTAGATGAGGCAAAAGGAATGCGGTGCGGTAACTGCGCTGCATTTATTAGAACTTCATTCATGCTGGACTGTATTAAGACTGGCATTGAGGCTAAAGATCCAGCTGATGAGTCTGGATATGACGAGGACGTAATTGAGGCTGCACAACTTGGCTTTTGCGAGTTGTTTCACTTTAAGTGTGCTGGTACTCGCACGTGCGATGCATGGTTGATTGGTGGTCCTATTGATGATGAGTCACAAATGGATGATATGAAAGACTGATATGAAAGATATGAACAAAAAGATATGGGAACGTGCAAGACCTAAGAGTCTTGGTGCGCCACAAAAGCTGTCTTCTGGCGAGAAGAAGTTGGCACAAGCAAGTGCCAAAGCAGCTGGCCGTCCATATCCAAATCTAGTTGACAACATGAATGCAGCCAAAAAGAAATGAGATTTATATGGCAAAAATGAGCGTGGATCAAATCCTAAAGCGCCACAAAATAGCGCAAAACAAGAAGGATGACTTTCGTAGCCTCTATGAAGATGCTATGGAGTTCGCCCTGCCCCAGCGTAATCTCTACGGTGGTGAGTATGAGGGGCGTGTAGGTGGCAAACGCAAGATGACCAGGGTGTTTGACTCTACGGCCATCAACTCTACCCAGCGCTTTGCTAACCGTCTGCAGTCTGGCATCTTCCCGCCACAGCGCAAGTGGTGTCGTTTAGAGCCTGGTACTGATATTCCAATGGATCGCAAGAGCCAAGCGCAGTATGCGCTGGATATGTACGCAGACAAGATGTTTGCGCTACTAAAGCAATCCAACTTTGATATCGCTATGGGTGAGTTCTTGCTGGACTTGTCTGTGGGTACTGCAGTCATGCTGGTGCAGCCTGGTGACTCAGTTAATCCAATCAACTTTATCCCTGTCCCGCAGTACCTAGTCAGCTTTGAAGAAGGCGCTAATGGCCAGGTGGACAACGTCTACCGCAAGATGCGGATCAAGGGCGAGTCTATCCAAATGCAATGGAAAGATGCTGTCATTCCACCAGATCTGCAGCGCTTGATTGCTGATAAGCCAACTGAAGAGATTGATCTGATTGAGGCTACGGTACTAAACCTAGACCGTGGTGACTTTAGTTACTACGTGATCCATGAAAAGTCTAAGTCTGAGCTGGTATATCGCAAGCTCAAATCTAGCCCATGGGTTGTGTCACGCTACATGAAGGTGGCTGGCGAGATCTATGGCCGTGGTCCAGTACTAAGCGCCCTGCCTGACATCAAGACTCTTAACAAAGTCAAAGAGTTATTGCTCAAGAATGCAAGCCTGGCCATCACTGGTGTCTATACGGCAGCTGATGATGGTGTGCTAAACCCAGCCAATGTGAAGATTACTCCTGGAGCAATCATCCCTGTTGCGCGTAACGGTGGACCACAAGGCGAGGCGCTTAAACCTTTGCCACGTGCTGGTGACTTCAATGTGTCGCAGCTGGTGATCAATGACCTGGTGCAATCCATCAAGCGCACTTTGCTCGATGAGTCTTTGCCACCTGACAACATGAGTGCTAGATCTGCCACTGAGGTAGTTGAGCGCATGAAAGAGTTGGCGCAAAACCTTGGCTCTGCCTTTGGCCGATTGATCAACGAAACCATGATCCCCTTGGTTACCAAGATCCTAGAAGTTATGGACGCAAACGGCATGATTGACTTGCCATTGAAGGTCAACGGTCTGGAGGTCAAGGTTAGCCCTGTCTCTCCATTGGCCATGGCTCAGAACATGGACGAGATCAACAACATCTTGCAGTTTATGCAGATCACAGCTGGCATGGGTCCAGAAGGCCAGATGGCCATCAAGGCTGGCACTGCCATTGACTACATAGCCGACAAGCTGGGTGTGCCTATCCAGGTGCGTACCACTGGTGAAGAGCGCAAAGGCATGATGCAACAGATGGCACAAGCTGCTGCCATGGCTGCACAACAACAGCAAGCATTACCAGCGCCAACTGAAGGTATGGCATGAGCGGGTGGGATGACCTAGAGGCAGAGCCTACTGCCTTTGAACCTGATCAAGATAGGGTGGATCTGAACCTACAGATGGCTAAAACCTTTGCCAGTTCTGAAGGTCAAAAAGTGTTGGCGTGGCTGCGAGAGTTCTACCTTGAGCAACCCTGCTGGCAACCAGGCTCTGACAACTCACTGGGAATGTTCCGAGAGGGGCAAAACAGTGTGGTCAGGGATATCGAGAAACGTATAAGGATCGCAAAGAGAATCTAATTTTTTTTGCCTTTTTTGTACAAATTTCATCAGTACCTATTGGATAAAGGACAAAATAAATGAGTGATGCAAATGACAACCCAGGCCTGCTGGCTAGTGCTGCCGATGAGGAAGGCACAACCCAGCCGACAACCGAGGGCCAAGAGCAGACTATCAGTCACGTTCAAGGTGACCCAACGCAAGATGACACCCCACTGGAGCGCCCTGACTTCTGGCCAGAAAAGTTCTGGAACAAAGACGAGCAAGCTCCAGACCTAGAGGGAATCAGCAAATCCTACGTGGAGCTAGAGAAGAAGTTCCGAGCTGGTGGCCACAAAGCCCCAGAGAATGGCGAGTACGACATTGGCGGTCTAGGACTCAAAGGCGATGACCCAGTAGTCAAGTCCTACGTGGGCTGGGCGCAGAAGTACGGCATTAGCCAGCAAGCCTTTGAAGACCTGGCACGTGAGGTTACTGGCATTGGCGCTAACAGCGTGGCCGAATCTCGCCAAAGCATGGCAGACGAGCTAGAAGCGCTTGGTCCCAATGCCAAGGCCATAGTGACCGACATGGCGCAATGGGGCCGTGGCATGGTCAATAAGGGCATCTGGAGTGCAGACGAGTTCACTGAGTTCACCCGCTGGGGAGACACTGCCAAAGGTATCAAAGCGCTGCAGAAGTTACGCCAGACCTATGAAGGCAGAGTACCTACAGAAACGCTCAAGCAAGACGGTGCAGGCTCAATGTCTAAAGAAGAATTGGACGCTATGGTGGCCAATCCTGAGTACAAGACTAACCCAAGCTATCGCTTAAAGGTAGAGAAACTCTTTGAAAAGATGTACGGTTAACGGCAAGCAGTTGCCTTTTTTATAGCCAGACGTAAAAAATCTGGCTTTTTTTTACAAAATTCATTTGCATCTATTGCATTTTGTAATAGAATCGGCTACGTGGACAACCGCAAGGCCCGCACCAAGAGCTTGGTGTAGCTTACAAAAACACAAGTCAGGCCCAGATTTTCTGGATAACCGTTGGCGAGAAACTTTTCTTTCAACCGTTTTCTAGGAGAAAACAATGGCAGTTAGCATTTCTAACGCTTTTGTAACCCTGTTCGACACGGAAGTAAAACAAGCGTATCAAGCTGATGCTGTCTTGCGTAACACTGTCCGTTTGCGTACTGGCGTCACTGCAAGCACACACAAGTTCCCAAAGATCGGCTCTGGCGTTGCACAAGTTCGTGTACCACAGACTGACGTAACACCACTCAACGTCACCTATTCACAAGCAACTGTCACTTTGACAGACTACATTGCTGCTGAGTACTCTGACATCTTCAACCAAGCTAAAGTTAACTTTGACGAGCGCCAAGAATTGGTGCAAGTTGTTTCTAAAGCTATTGGACGTAGATCAGACCAGATGATCATTGACGCATTGGCAGCATCAAGCACCAGCTTGACAGTTGCTACTAGCATCGGTGGCGCTGGTACAAACTTGAACATGGCTAAATTGCGTGAAGCTGCACGTTTGCTCAATACTGCAAACGTACCCGCAGAAGATCGTTATATGTTGATCCATGCATCACAGTTGGCCAGTTTGTTGTCTGAGACATCAGTAACTAGCTCTGACTTCAACACAGTCAAAGCCTTGGTACAAGGTGAAATCAACACGTTCATGGGCTTTACCTTTAACGTCATTGGTGACCGCACTGAAGGTGGTTTAACTGGTGGTGGTTCTGGTTCTACCCGCAAGGTATATGCCTATCACAAGATGGCAATCGGCATGGCCGAGAGCATGGCAATCCGCTCTGAAATCAACTACATCCCTGAGAAAACCTCTTGGTTAGTTAGCTCTATGTTCAGTGCTGGCGCTGTCGCTATCGATGCTGGTGGTTGCGTTGACATCACTTGTACAGAATAAGGAGTACACATCATGGCATTCTCAGCAACAGGCTTTAACGCTATCGGTGGCCAGTCTAAATCTGGCAACGCACCAGCTATTTATAGCTATTCTTCCACTGACGCTCAATCAGTAATTCGTGTTTCTGGCTACTTCAACTCTGTCGCATCAGTGTTGAAAGTCGGTGACATCATTTTCTGCTACAGCGCTACTGGCGGTACGCCAGTTATGTCTACTGCATACGTCAACAGCAACTCTGCTGGCGTGGTTGACATCACTGACGGTGTGACCGTAACT